GTGGCCAGCATGACGCCCTCGTCGTTATAAAGTGCGCCATCTTTCCCGGTCAATACTTTCCTGGCGTCAATCGGTGCTCTGTTATTTAACATGCCTTATCCTCCTTCCTTAAGATTCAGGCGAAAATCTGAACTTGAAGGTCAGATATGCCTTTTCTATGCTGTCGATGTCGTCAACAGCAATTACAAACCATGCGCTGTCTCCTGCAGGTGGATTGAGCGGATCCTCGTAAACGGTACCGTCCAGGAGTTTCTTCTCGCCGATCATGGCGTTAACTACTCCCTGGGCCGCAGCTATGAATGTTGCTCTTCCGTCACTGTCGTTGTTTATCTTGCCGATCAATGGATCGGTGGTTGCTACGATCCTTTCGATGAGCTCAAACCTTGTCTTGGTCCTGCGGATTTTCTTCCAGCCTTCATCCTGATTGCCGCTTGGTATTACAAGAGTGTTGATGGCGCTCTCGATCCAGATCTGGTCGCTTGCGTTTACTGTGAGAACGAGGCAGCCTTTTTGCAGTGCCTTTTCAATCTGGCTGTTTGTCAGCGGTTCTGCAAGAGAAACAAATCCGTTTACCACGGTATGAGTCAGGCTGGTATTTGAGGGTGTGGCCGCTATCATGCCTCCGATCCTGGCTGCCAGCTTGTAACCGTCATAAAGGTTACCGCTGACGTCATATGCCGAGTTCAAGACATAATGCATTTTCTCATCGTTGAATGCCGCGGCATGATTCATCCTGGTATCAAGGTCCACGTCCTTTGTCTCTGCTACGCAGGCCATCGGAGTGGCTCCGGCAAGGTAGATCCTCTGGATAAAAGATTGAACCAGCGCATGAACGGCCGGATCCTCTGTGTCTACGCACAGAACATTCCACTTGCCTGCTTCCAAAACATTAAGCGCTGCGCTGTACTCTGCTGTAGTTACAGTCGGATTGGTTCCTGCTGTCATTGCTGCCTGTGCCACTGCAGCCAGAACCTTGCTTCCATCAGCCACCTTTTCTGCTGTGAAGTTCTTGCTATTTGCAAATGCTGCGACGAGAGCAGCAGGTTCCCCTTCTCCGTCTGTTCCCTTTGTGAATTCCACTTTTTCAAATTCGGTAGTTCCTGAATAGATAATGCATTCCCGCTTATCGTCATTTATCAGGCTATCTCTAATCGTCACATTAAATGGACGGTCGCCGACGTACTTTGCGGTGATCTTCACTGCATCAGCTGAAGCATCATCCTTTAATGTGATTGTTGCGGCTGTGCCTCCAGCGCCTGCTCTTACCGCTTTTACCTTGCTGCAGCCTCCATTGAACATCTCCGTGATTGCGTCCACGGTGAGCGCTGTTCCGAAGGTAGAAGCCGCAGCGCTGGGGCTATCGAGTTCTACGAGTTTGTTAAGCGGCCCCCAGTTTGCCCTGATAACTACTGCACCTATACCGTCTGCTGCTCCGGCTGTTGATATTCCGCCGGCATTTTCGTATCTGGTATAAACCCCAGGGCGGACTTTCTTTTCACCTATCGTGAAAACTCCTGCCATGTTACTTGACCTCCTTCGTCATGAAATCCTTAACTATTTTTGCTGCCTCTGCTTTTGTAGCTTTTTTAACGCCCGCTACGCGGAAGGCAGCTATTACGCATTCAGGCAAAACCTTTTTACCGAATACCTTTTCTGACGCCGCAGCGAGTTCTTCGGCTGTGTATTCGGGCTCCTGGATCGTATGTTCCGAGGGGCGGGCTTTCTTGGTATCCTCGCTTTTTTCAGCCATAGAATAACCTCCTATTCCTCATTTTTTTGCATAAAGACCTTTATTGCATGGGCATACTTCGGTCTTCGCAGAATGCCAAACCGAACATTTATCCGTAGTTGACCTGTAACAAGGTAATTTGCCGAGCTGTCAGCTTTAATGCTCCTTATAAACATGGGAGATGTGTCCAGCATCGTAACTTCTCCCTGGGTTGCCAGCGTGTCTACGAGGTATTTAAGCCATTGTAGCCTTGCCTCTGCGGTTGGAGCGAATACATGCCCGGCTATGGTTCCATGCATCCAGGCAACTGTATTTGTCTCCTCGGCTGTTTCCAATGTCGCAAGCCTGAAATAAAAAGCAGGCTTGTCATTGCCTGCTGTGAAGTAATCCGGGATCTTGTCTCTCCCTATCAATACAGCGGCCGGCTCCCATTCCTTGACGAACTCGTTCATGGCCATGATGGGATCCGGGTCGGTTGTCTCTTGGCAGGGAAAAGCCAGCACGTCAAAAAGAACTGTTATGCCATTTACATGGGATCCTTTTATTGTGTTGGCGCTTACTTCGAAGCTGTCGGACCTTACCCAGGCCAGGCAATATGGGGGTTGCTCTGCCGGCTGCATGAATACATCGCATAAAGCAGCGCGCACTTCCGGTTCTATTTCCTCCGGAGGTGTTCCTGATTCAATGCACCATATATTGAGCGTCATTAAACCGGAGCTCTGCCTTTCTGGATTGGCCTGCATATCCACCACGAAATCAATGCGCGGGTACTGCTTTTTGCCTTTCCAGCCTTCCTCCTGGTCTCCAGGAGCTGCCTGGTAGAAGATTGCCGGCAGTTTGTTGAACTTGGCCAGCTTGTCCGTCAGGTCCTTGCTGGCTATAAGTCGGTTATAAATCAAATCCTCCAGCGTCATTGTCATTCGCCTGCCGTGCCTTCAGAATTGATGGTCTCCATATCGGTGGTCCATTTGACCGTCCACCTGCCGGCAGCTACCTCTGAAGCAAGCATCGTGAAGTAGTTCGTGACGTTCCCCAGGCCTGGCAAAAATAAAACGGTCAGCTTGTCATCGCTCACCGCTGTTACTATCCCGTTCCTGGGCTCATCCCATGTTTCATGCTTCGCTCTGATTAAGTCTCCTTTGTGTACGCTGGCTTTATCAAACACTTTACTGGTGGTGTCAATTATTAACGGCATGGCTTCCCTCCTTCCCTGGTTTATTTGAGATATGGCTCACTATAGATTTCCTTAATCTTTGGCTTGGCAGCCTCGATTATCGGCTCCTCGAATGGACGCGGCTCAATGGTCAGGTGATAGCTTATAATTTTTGTTCCACCTTGTTTTAGTTTCTTTTTCTTCTGAACCTCACCATCAAATCCTTTTTCGAGGATTGGAGCGTATTTTACATCAGTAATAATCGCAGGTCTTACCGTTAAGGTATTGCCCGCTGTTTCCGATCCTGTCCTTGGCTTCCAGCTCATGCGCAGGTTACCGGTCCTTGCTGCAGGCGGCTCTCCTGGCGCAGATGCTGTATATCTGCTGCTTGAAAAAGGCCTTTTGTAAACGCGACCTGATCTTTGGCCACGCAGGACATTAAGCGCTGCATTTCGGAGCTCATTGGCGGCCCTGAAGGCTCTTGATTTAGCTTCGTGATTTATCTGGTCCACGATCTTGTCTATTTCCGGTTTAATCTTGATGTTCATAGCCATCGAAGCGTTCCTCCACATAGTAAATGGTCCAAAGTCCCAAGGCGCCCGGTTCGTCTACTCCCTGGATGAAGAATATTCTGTCTCCAAAGACAAGGCGGTCTTCCGGAGCCGCCTTGGGTTTTCCTTTTTGGACTATTACATGACTTATGGGATGTTGGAGCTGCCGCCATCGCTCCTTTTCCTGGGGTTTGGCCTCGGCCAGGATACCTCTTATTGTCTCTCCGTCGTCGCTGTATCCGCTTTTTGCTCTCCCGCGTGAGCTTATGGACCTGTCTTTCTTCTCTACAATAAAGTCTTTATAAAGGTTTCCTGGCCTGAGATACACATCCCCCACCTTCCTTTCGTCCTGCTGTCGGGTTATCCATCATTCCTTTGTAGAAGTATGGGTCTCCGCTTATCGCGGCCGGATTTGCGCTCGGCACTGAATAATTGCCTAATTCGGCCTTGAGCTCCTTATACATTTCACGCCATACTTCTGCACGGGCCTGTAGGCCCAGGGAAAGAGGACCGACATCGGTATCTACCTCGTAGGAAAGTCGCCGGCATATGCTTTCAAGTAGCGCCAGCTTGGCTTTTTTCCATTTGTTCGGGTACATTTCCAAAACGGCATTGATTTCCTCGTCGGAAAGGGCTGCTGTTTCGGCTCCTCCCTCTACCATGGTGTCGCCAAGCTCAAAGCGCATTCTATCTTTGCCTTTTTCTTTGATCTTCGTTGGGTCATAGGTGTATGTTCTCTCTGCCATTATGCATCACCCTGACCCTTATCCTCCTCGTTGTCGCCCTGTTCTTCCTCTCCGCCGGTCTCTAATTGTGCCACCCTTTCCAGTATTGCTGTCTTGACCGTTTTCCTGTAGTCAAGCGCATCAATCAGTATAAGGATTTCCTCTTTATCGATTGCGCCCACTTCCTTGGCAGCCTCCTCTGCATTAAGCTGCAGGGTAGCAATGGCTTTTATTATGTCCTCTGGCGTCATTTCCAGCTCAATTAGGCCGCCTTTTGCCGTGATAGGTATAATTATATTCCCCGGTTCCTTTTCGTCGTTTCTGGGCGATTCTGGGGCTTGTCCGGCGGTCTTTTGAAGCTCGCCTACCTTCGCTCTTAAAAATTTGTTTTCCTCCAGTAGCACGTCAACATTCACTGCCGGAACTATAAGCCCTTGCTTGATTAAGACCTTTTCACGGCTCGGAAGAACGGCTTCAGCTGGAATAGCGTCGCCTTCGGAATAGGCGACGCCTCCAAGTACACACGCTTTTTTGCAAATGTAACCGTAACTGTTACCGTTCATCGGTGCCCTTCCTTCTCTTATACGCACTGGTCGAAGTAGATTGCCAGATCGTCGCAGGTCTTCTTCATGTCGGTGGCCATCAAGCCTTCGATGAACTCTGCATGTGTGCCTTTTTCTCCTTCGTATTGGTCAATTGCGATGTACTGACCGTTGCCGAGCATATCCCAGGTGAAGATGTAACCTGCGCTGGGCTCGTCAATTGAAGGATTGTCGGTTGCATAGCAGAGAAGTGCTCCGTCGGTTGCGCATACAAACTGCATATCTTCCTGGCCGATGCCGCCTCTGTTGTAGGTGCTTTCGAGAACCTTTACTTCCTCGATCTGAAGGATTGCAGCCAGAGCTTGAGGTGTGACGATTGCAGGGTTAGCAGTGCTGCCGGTGTATTTTACCCTTTCTACGATGTCAGGATGGTTCTTTAATGCGTTGTAAGCGTCAACGCCAAGAGCCAGCCTGTTGGGTCTTCTACGTCCTGCCTGCTTGATGTCCTTAATTCTGGCATCAAAGAAGTTTACAGGGTCGAAGTTGGCATCATTGAATTTCAGGAACTGGTTAGCGCCGGGGTTAGCT